CAGATTTGCGTGTCGTATTTACCTTGACAAACTTGGGATATTTTCTGGAGAGTGCCTTCACCGCCGCCAACTGATGTTTTAGTCTGTTCTTGCGCGTCTGCATACCTCCTGGTTCCTTGTAATAGGCTGTCTTCGGAGATACAAAGTTAAGCCGGACTACAGATCCATCCTGTATATAAAACTTAATAGACCGCTCATAGTCGTCCTTTTCACCTCGCTCCACCTGTATATCTTTGCCCGGATTGATACAACCCCAGAAACTTCCTATAATAAATTTCAGCTCCGTAGATACCGTAGGTTTCATGAAATAGCCATTCGCGCTCGGATACACTCCCCATAGCGAGGCCCCAGCCTTCTCACATTCCTTAAATCCCCGCTCAATAATGCCCTTCAAGCTACGAAGACGTTGTTCGTGGCGTTTTGTGGTGGGCGTGTACTCAATGAATCCACGAATATCGTCATCACAGCACACGAGCTTTTCGCCCTTTGGGAAGTTATTGAATATCCAATTGCGTACACTGGCCACTCCAGGAAGACCCACGCGGATTTTACCATATGTGCCTGGCTTAAGAGTCTCCTTATACAGTGCCTCTTCTTGGGCATCAGCCACCACAACCACAATACGCTCTGCAGGAATCTTATATTCATGGAGAACGGCAAGTGTCTTATCACGGCAGGTTTCTGCCCTCTTGTAAGAAGGAATAACAACTGTATAATCCATTCCTCTTCTGATTATAAGGCATACTTCAAATCGCCCATGCCTGACTCCACAATAAAGAAGTTTATATTTTCCACATAGCAATTTATGCTATAGACATACGTAGTATTGGGGGGCAGAGGATAGACTTGTAGATCTATCTGGAATTTACGAATCACACTGCTATTGACGGAACCTGAGGGCTGACTCGTAGGACTATGAAGTTCAAAGGAATATACGGGTATTCTGCGATTCGCCCCGCCATCCAATGCTCTCCACGACGTGAGGTTTGTGTAAAAGGAGGTTGGCTTGGATTCCTGGAGTTCATTGCCATTCGCCAGAATACGCAGGGCGCGTATGATATCTATTTGCCCCGCGGGGACAACAAGACCCGTGGCATTTTCCATCTCCACGAAAGGACTATTGCTCGGGACATTTGTCGGTATTTTAGGGCGTGTGGGCCAGTTCCACCAATTTGTGAAATTGTACGCATTGTTACGGTATATGAGGGAATCAGAACGTCTCGGAAGCATTAAGATACGTGTGATAGGATTGTGAATATCGAGTAAAAGGAGTTGGTTGGATAGGATCTCGGGGAATGATACCCGCGTGACCTGTCGTATGAGATATACAAGAGGCGTCGTGGCAAATATCTTTTGCTCGGACTCTGGGAGAAATACATAGGTCGTGTGTAAGGTCGGATTATATGACCACGTATTCAGTTGAGGCACTGTCTCACCAATGTCTGTGAAGAAGTTGCGGATCTCATGATCGTCGTTAGCTACTGGCAAATATTCAGGTATATTCCTCTGTATACTTTCTGCCGAGGGGGCCACGCGGAAACCGGGAGCCATGCGATTTCCAGAAGCGTCCATGAGGGTGTAAAGTTGTTGCGCCGGATTCAAATTAATGGTGATATCCACGGTGTAGTATTGTAGACCTATGAGAGGTAGCGCAGAACCTTCTTCCGTGAACCAGAAGGGCAGGGGGACATAGACCGTATACGCAGGAATGGAGGGGACATTCGTTTGTGCTCCTGCGGGAAGAGTCTCATCTTGATAGACAGTTGGGTATTCACCGCCCGTGACCGTAGGATTCCCGTAGAGACCATTTGCCGGGTCATATAGCTCTGGCACATCGCCCACAAGTTGTTGCCATTTCTCGAACTTGTCCTTCGGATAGTCAATGAGCGCCCTCGACATCAGATACTCGCCGGTGAATTCCTGGATCTTGTTCGGTCCACAGGTGATGTGTACGGACTGAATGGCCGCCGCGCCCACATACCGAACCCACTGGAACTGCGTCTGAGTAGCCGGGCCGTTTACGAAATCCGTGGGGCGGAATTTACTGTAGATCGCAGGAATCTCAAAGGAGAAATACATGTCGCTCACGAGGTCGCCCACGCGGTCTACACGCGCTTTTATCTGGACAGTCTGGTCATACGGATAATCCGTAATACCGTCCATTCTCTTGGACACGGTTTCCTGCGAAAAGTGCGTATACTTCTTGAATGTCTTGTAAAAATAGGTCATATCGGGGTTGCCCGATAGGATCACATTTTGAGCGCCGTAGGCGACAAGAGCTACTAATCCACCGCCCGGCATTCTCTTCTGACTGTGTCACAAGAGATTTAGGCTCTCTGATTGGTCCACCAGCTGTCAATCAGATAGGGAGGCGTGTCCATATTTGTCAAGTCAAACTTGGGACTCGGTCCCATGGCCATCATTGCTTGTATCTCAGAGTATGTGATGGCATACCCAAAATAATACATATTACTTATGTATCCCGAGAATTTGCCACTAATGGACATGTTTTCTCCGGGAGAGATGCCCATTTGCTTTGATGTATTTGCTCCACTGGAATTGTCAAAAAGAGAGGATGTGAGGATTTGGCCGGAGCCGGCCACACTGTTCGGGAATAGAACCAGGGGCTGGTAGTTCTGGTAGGGGAGTGTACCCTTGAAGCTCGCCTTCTTCGTAAGGTTGCCGTTCACATAGACTTCCAAGGCATTCTTGCGCAGGACTAGAGCAAGATGGAACCACTTGCCAAAGGTGATCTGTTCAACGTCTACGTGATTGAACCACGACTCATAGCTGTTCATCACAATTCTCAGAGTGGGCGCCGCATTCGTCGCATTCGCCGCGCTTACGAATACACCGGGGCCTAGGAGAGGAAAGGGACTCGTCTCATAACCCTTGTAAAAGACAGTCTTAAAGGTATTCGTGCCGTCGTCCGAGTCTGGGTGTATGTAGATGAACGTGGTATAAGAAAACTCTATACCCGTGAGTTGATTCTCGGAGAGGTGGAGAGGCAAGTACGCCGAGCTACCTGACATATTGGGATCCTGTAAGAAGGTTTTTTGTCCGGAGGAAGAATTGGATGTCACCGTTAAAATAGGCACTTTCACTTCCGAATAACCCACCCATAGCTTATACACCTGTTCACAGCATATGAACAGGATGTAGATTACCGCTGTAATTATCAATACAATGACAATCTGGGGAAACACTTCTGTACTTGCAAACTCCATTCTAACAATCTATAGCTATTTTACCATCAAATATAAAAGGTAAGAACGCGAGATCTTAACTTTTAGATTTTGTCAATGAGGGTATTTCTCATTCCGAGGGACAAGACGCATAGGGATTCAGCGCATTCAGGCTGTCTCCTTTGAGTGTTAACGTAAGACTGAAATAACTAGAGAGCCAGTTAGTCAAACTGAAAGGTCCGCCGGGCCCTGTCTGATACGTTCTCCAAACTTCTTCCGGGCTCAGGGCGTATTGGTAGTAATTCATAGCAGAAAAATAGCCCTTCAGCTTGTCGTCGTTGTCCAAGCCAGCATATGCCGTAGCAGTTCCATTTCCTCCTAGATATCCCGCCTTATATACACACGAACGGGCGAGTTTACCGTCGATATATACATCCAACGTGCGACCATTCGCTACAGTTGATATCAGTACCCAGCGCTGATACTCAATACCATTCACAATGTCGCAGCGGTCGTTACCGGTATACACAGAGCCGGAGTTATAGGAACTAATTAGGGAGGAAAGAGGATATATCGCGGAGGGTTTTACGGAATCTGCCTGCTCCAGTGTGTTATCAATCGAGTTTTCGCCGTCCATTGTGCTTTGACGTACGATTAGGGCAGCATTCTTCGGATTGAGGCCAATGTAGAGAAGGGTTTTTCCCCTCTTGGTCTTCGGTGTACTGAATCGGGTTGATTCGCCGGAGTTGATCTCCAGCAGATTGCAGAGTTTACTCTGAGATGCCGTGGAACTCTTGCTGTCGATTACGTAGACCCACATGGATGTAGAGTACTGGCCGGCGTTCGTAAATCCTTTGAGAAGCTGTGAGGCTACATATGTTTGCCCATCTGCCGTCTTCTTCAAATATATGTTCTGGTTGTCTTTCATCACTGTGCCCATGGGCATATTGAACCCGCCGATTTGTGTTATAGAGGTGTTGTTCTGAGCCTTATACAGCCAGTTATATAGCGCATATAATAAGTAAAGTACAACAATAACTATCACAAAGCCGATGACATTGGAACCATATCCTCCACCTCGCATTCTGTAATGCGTCTAGGAATAATTTGTTTGATAAACTGTAAATTGGTTAGGAGGTTTTACATCAGGAAGGCCGGTACAATTTCCGAAAAAGCATTTCGGGAGAACAAGCGCCGACCAGGGAAGGGGGTCATTAATATAGGGTATCCCTCGTGAATCTAAAATAGTGTGCGCATCTGCCTGTACCTCAGAACTATACGATGCGCCATTCGTACCTTTGAACATGCCAATTAAACCGCCCCACTTGTTATTTCCTGCCGTAATATTTTGGCTGGCCGTGTCGGGATTCAAAGGAGGATATGTGGTCATTTTACTGACTTGGAGTTTAGTGCCATAGTATACGTCAAAACGCCGGCCTTCTTTCACAATGGTGATCATCGTCCATTTTTGTAGGGGTATGGTCGGAAGGGGGATCGCCTCCATGAAATGTTGGCCAGAATCTAGGCCAGTGCGAATTTTCAGAAGTGCCGGTACATACGGCTTGTCGTTCTGATTTGTATAGCCTGATGCCCAGAGTTGTACATATTCCCCTATAGAAAGCAATTTGGACATGTATCCAGAGTCAGATGAATCTAGAGCGCATCTGCCACAATCGGTGCCCATACATTTACAGGGTCTATAAGAATAATCGGCACAGTCGGGGGCAAATTTTTCCGGGGCTTCTGCCTTGTGATCTATACAATCGACTGTCATAACTGTCTTTGGGGAAGCATCCACATAAATCGCGAAACGCAGTGTACATGGCGCCAATGTCCATGTGAAATCTGTCGGGGTTAGGACAGTTGTTCCAGCCATAGAAAGGTCATAGGTTTGATTTGGGCCCTGATACTGTGTCTTCACGTATCTTCCATAACGTAATGACAGATATAGAATTAATAATAGTGCTCCTACAAATAGAAAAACTTCTAGGAACATTCTAATGGTGTATGTGACTAATTTAAAAGGCCAGTTACAGAATTTGTCACGGCCTTAGACGCTGCTACTATTGACGAGCTGTCGCTTGCACATGGAGTTCCTGCATCGGGACTTAGACCAAAATCTTTGTCAAGTGCCAGAGCAGGACGCGCAGAAATAACTTCTTTGTATGTTATTGGCCTTGACCATAGATGGAAGTTCTGTACGTATATACTGTGCCTCGGGTTATTTGACCATTCTGGAGAAGAATAAAAGAGCTGCATGCCCGAATTACCGTCAGAAGGCATGGTAATTAATTCGGGCACAAGGCGCTGGAATACTTGTTTGTTGTTCAAGTATATCGTAAACATCCTGTCTTCCACCACGAGGGTAATGCGAAATGGAGTATACAAAGGAATATTTTTGATGGGGGCGGTATTATATTGTTTTGAACCGGAGAAAAAGGTGACAACCAAGTCATTGGTGTCGGTCAAGTACATGATCATGGATGAGCGTTTTTTCATATAATTGATGAAGGAGTCGCCAGTAAACGTGGCGTCTATTTTAGGAGGTCCTGTTGCTATATTTCCGCCGCCCGATACAGGTGCGCTGGCCTTATATAAAATAAGACGAGTGCTGGCATTTGACGCAGCCAACTCTCTTACATATAAGTCAATACCGAAAGAAAACATCTTTACGTAGGAGGTTCCATAGAGTTTATCATCTTTCTTAGGAACAGGATCCGAAAATGCGGGCTGTGTCTTATCTTTCCAGTAAACAAGATCATTTGTTACACCGGGGACGGGTATCACTCCAGGAGAACCGGGATAGAAACTGAATATAGGTGTAACAGTATAATTGATAACCACGAGGACTAGGAATAGTAGCAATGAATAAAGAGTAAAATAGTAGGTTACCTGTATCCAATATGCGCTTGTAGCATCCATGGGGATATTTGAATGTTTAGTGGTTCCAGAAGAAAGCCAGGAGGTAGCTGGCCTGGCGACTGCTGCTGCAGAGGAAGAAAGCCAGGAGGTAGCGGGTCTGGCTGCGACTGCTGCTGCAGAGGAAGAAAGCCAGGAGGTAGCTGGCCTGGCCACTGCTGCGGCAGCCGTACCGCTACTGGAAAAAGGCCACCGCCATGAATTTGTACCAGGTTTCGCAGGAGCAAAAAGAGGGCGTTGTAGGGGATTCTGTGGCAAACCGGGAACTGCTGCAATAGCACCACGCGCTGTAAGATTTGTTGGCAACCTTGCGAATGCATTGGATGCTGCCTTACCAATTGCTGCACCTAGAGTTGCCGGATTTGCAATGATTTCTCCAATGGTACTGGGTCTTTCATTTGTAGTACTCATGGTATAACCCCTCTACCGTATAATATAAAACTTAGGAACGCGATTGACAGGTCTAAATTCTAGCTTTCCGAGTGTTTCTGGCCGACATCTCCTTCTTCGTCTTCAGAGTCATCGCACGTGGATTAAATCCGATTTTCTTGAAGTACTGATTGGTATCCTTGGTATTACATTCGCGCAACTTTTCGCGCAAGTAG